GTGATTTTTTCTTCCATTCCCTCACCTCCTTACAATTATATTATATACCATTTGGTATATAATGTCAACACTTTTTTTAAAAATAATTTGAGAAAAATGTAAAAAAATAAGCCTACCCGAAAGGTAGGCTTAAATGTTTTATGAGAGCAATTCATTAACTCGGTTTTGTACCGCTTGCGCATCGTAACCAGCGTTAGTTAGGTTATCATAACGCTCTTGCCCATTTCCCCAAAGTCCTTGGATAACCTCATTTGCCACGGTCTCAAGGTTTGTAATTTCCGTTCCGCCATTTAACATACTATTTACTCTATCTTGCACCTCTTGCGCATTGTAACCAGCATTTGTTAATCTGTTATAACGTTCTTGTCCGTTACCCCATAGACCTTGTAGAACTTCATTCGCAACGCTGTCAAGGTCTGAATTGTAGCTGTCGCTAGGTTCTTCACCGTTCAGAATAGCGTTAACTTTATCTTGAACTTTTCTAGCGTTGTATCCAGCGTTAGTTAGGTTGTTGAAACGATCTTCACCGTTGCCCCACAAACCTTGCAACACTTCTTGTGCTACTTCTTCTACTGACTTATCTCCACCACTAGGGGTTTGAGTAGTTGCTTCTGTTTTAACTGTTTCTTGCATTGTTGGTGCTTCTGAAACTTGTCCCAACATTTCTTCAACTGTGTTTCCTAATGTTGCGAAATATTTCATGCGAGATACGAAATACTCTTTCACACTTTCAGTAGAATTGCCGTGTAATTCCATACTTCTATGTGGGCATGTAGTCGGTACAAACTCATGATGTAGTCGTACTGTTTGAGTGTTGATTGGCAAGCCGTAATAGATTAAATCTTCCGTTGCTTGCATTAAAGTTACGTCTTCGTTTTGCAAGAACTCTTCATCGCTTACTTTCATACTCTCACATACTTCATATCCGATTGAACGGCAGTTACTCCACCAATCGCCCGTGTGATAACCAATATTAAACGTATCAATTACTCGTGCGATAGTGTTGCGATTGCAATAGTAGTGTGCAATCCCTAGTGACTTATCACGATTTACTAACCAATTCACGTATTGTTCAGGCGTCATGCTCCCTGCATCATTATGGATAACAACGAAATCAATACTTGTTAATCGTCCTGCGTCCATTAAATTTTCATTTATTTTTTTTACCATTTTTGTTCCTCTTTTCTTTTTATTTTGTTATTAGTTACGGCAATGTTGTTGGCCATGGCTCGCTGGTTAAATACGAGATTGAACTCACTCGAATATCTCCGATATCACTGTCCGTCGGAACTGGCTCATCAAATTGAAATCTTAAATGGTTTCCGTCGCTAGGACCTGCTAAATACCACGTCCCATACCGTTTTCCTTTGTCGTTGTACAAAGTACCGATTAATGAAGATTCTGAGCGAAATCCCATTGGTATTTTCTGAGCCATTAAAATAAAGCAATTACGCTCACGATCCGAGGCTTGCGCAGAGTATCCGGGACCGCCTCGTCTAATAATTCCAAACCAGCCCCATTGAAGACCCCCGAATTGATACGTGACTGTGTCGTTTTTGCGTCTTACTTTCAGAAACGAGTTACCTAATTTAGACTGAATGTTTAATGTACACCAGCCCGTGTCCCCGGTCAGTACCTCCCAACCTTGATTGTCTGTCCTTCGCCTTTTTATCCATTTTAGAGCACCGTTCGTTACATCCGTGTCAACGTAAGTCGTCCCAACCGGAGCGGTTACTTTGCCATTAGGCATCCCAGTGCCGTGAATTTCATACTCATTGACTTGCCCACCTGTCCCACTGGTAGTTGGTAGCGTAACACTTCCACCACCGTCAGAAAGCGTTAAAGTTGTGCCGTTCAAAATTAGTTTTTGAGGAATTCCAACACCGTCTGCGCCTTTTGGACCAGGTAAACCGATAGGACCCTGTGGACCAGCAGGACCGATTGGACCTTGTTCCCCACGTTCACCTCTTTGTCCGTCTTGTCCTCGTTCGCCTTGCAAACCTTGAGGCCCGATAGGTCCTTGAATTCCGTCCGCACCTGTAGGTCCAGTATCGCCTTGAGGACCACGTTCACCAGTTTCTCCCTTATCGCCTTTAGGTCCAGGAGTTAATGAGATGTTTCTTAATTCATCTTTTGTAGCAAGGTTACTTGTATCAATGTTTGGCTTTGATTCTAGCGCTGATATACGTTGTTTTAAGGCACTATCGTCATAGACGGTATCTTTATCAGTCTTTGTCTTTAAAGCTTCAATATCGGATGAAATACGGCTTATTTCAGCACGTTCAACTTTGTTTTCTAGTTCTTGTTTCGTAGCAAAAGTGCTTGTATCAATTTCTGGTTTCGTTTCAAGCGCTTGTAAACGTCGTAAGATTTCCGAGTCGTCAAAAGTTGCGCCCTCGACATGAATATTCTTGATCGCTTCTTCTAGTTCTGCTTTAGTTACAATCTCAGTGATTGCGACAATTCGTTTGCTATCCTTCTCGATTACTGGTAATTCTTTATGTTTATCAATTTCAGACACACGAACACCAAACGAGAATTTGCAAACATCAGCAGATTGTACTACTTTCTCGATGTATACATATCCAGTTACTGTCTCATCAACAGTAATTAGGCTAGTATCAAACGGCACTTCCACTACATTTCCTGTTACGTTCCCGATTACTTCCAGGAATCTGTTAGAACGTTGAAAATGAAATAACACAATTACTTTATTTAAATCAGTCCTGTCCATTGTTAATTCGATTAATGCACTATTAGTATCGTGAGAATAGAATTCGTCCTGGATGCAATTCATATTATTTCGAACCTTAGTAACAAGACTGACATCCCTTTTGATTTTTTTCATATTTCCTCCAATGAAAAAGGCAGCCACTATGTAGCTGCCTAATAATTTTATTGATTATTTGGACGTTCGTAAGTCATTGCACGAGTGCTATCACTTACTCCGGTAGTTGTTGGATCATTAACGACACCCACAATTACAAATACTGCAAACAATGCATTGATAAATACTAATAATTTATCGATTGTTTCTCCTAACTCCAATTTAATATTGAATACAGATAAGAATGTTTGTAGCAATAAAGCTAAGGCTGGTACTAATGTAATCCAAAATGTCTTGTTTAAAATTCGTACTTTCCAGTTAATCATCATATTTCTCTACCTCTTTCACGATTAATTTTTTAATTTTGTTTTCTTGATTTTTTCTCATTTGATTAATGTATGGTCTCATGGCTTCTGGAAACGGCAATCCAAGTGCCTCCCAGTTTTCCATAAGAGAGCCGATGTAACTAATAATAAAGAATAAACAAGCTGTAATTCCAATCTCTCTATGTCCTAGAGCTCGTGCATATAACGCAATAACCATCACCACGGCTACAACTAAGAAATGACGCAGTAAGCCATTAGTACTTGTTTTGCTGTCAAATTTCTTTAATTTAAAGGCTTTGATGTACCCTGATAAAACATCAAAGAATACTAACCAAAGCAAAATCTGAATATAAGGACTTTTAAACAATGATTGAAGATGATCATTTAAAAGTCTTAGTTCAATGTCGTATGCCATTATAGCTCCATAACTTCAACGACTGTTTTGTATTTCTTGATTTCTTCGCGCTTGTTCGCGTTATCTTGCTCTAAACGTTGGATATCTTCTAAAAGATTTTGAACTTTCTGTTCGTACTGTGCTTTTTCTTCGTTCATACGATTAATGTCCGTTTGTTTAGAAGATACTTTTGATTCTAAAGCAGTAATTCTATTTTTAATTTGTTCTAATTCCATATATTTTTCCTCCTTAAATTTCAAATGAAATATTGTCTAGGCATAGCCAACTGCTTTCAACCCTGCTACTAATAGCAACATCTCCACTAGGGTGAATTGATATACCTGCCAATTTATAGTCCCCTGTAAAAGTTTGTAGATAAACTTTTTTTGGCGGCCTGTATCCACTTGGCAGTGTGAAAATAGGCTTGTTGAAAGTTGTATTTCCTCCTTCAATGCTTCCACGGAGTTTTATTGTATTCACTTCTTTTTTAAATTCAAGAGCACCATCGTCACCGCTTAAGTGCCTCCAACCATTTTGAAGTTCTGCTCTTTTCCAACCAGAATCTAAACTTGAAGTGATAATAATTGTCCAATTTGTCCATCTATTCGAATCACATCTACGCATATAGAATTGGTCTGAATTGAACGGAACATAGAATTGTACACAGTAACTTGAATCGTTGCTGTGAGTGATTACATTAATATAACCATAATTATTGGCTCCCTCTGGCGCATGCTGTACTCCAACCGCATGATAACCTCCAGCAGTTTTCAAATTATTTAGATTGCCATTGTATTTTAACGATTTTCCATCTCTAGATGTTAAGGCAAATTCTTGGATTGGATTTCCATTAGAAAGTATTCCTTCTTCAACATTTAACGTTTTATGAAACGCTACCGGAAGAAACGATTCAAAATGATTTTGTAATTCCGGAAATCCACCAATTGAGAATCTGCCATTTCCAAGTGCTACTAACACAGCAGAAGAACGAACTACCAAAATTGAATCTACAAAATCACTGATTCTATCTTCAATATACAATCGGATGTTGTATGGTTTTGTTAGATCATAGAAAGCACCGCAATCAATTTGGCGGTTAATCCTTTCTGTTGTTTCATTAGTTAAATTAACTGCATCTATCCATCTATTGTTTTTCTTTTCTGAATATTGGATTTTAAGTGTATATGGATTACGATTGATGCCACCTATCATAATTGGGCATACATTAGCTAATACCGTTGCAAAAATAGTTTTGTTAGTTCCATTACCTGCGCGGTTAGCAAGAAAGCCATTAATTTTAGGTGCATAGTAATCTAATACATTCACATTAATTGTTTTAATTGTGCTTCTTCCGCGTGAATCAGTTACTTTTGCACTAGCTTCGAACGTTCCGGATTTTACTGCCGGAAAATCGCCTTCTTCAGCACGTACAATTAAATTATCTAGCGTTAATTCTGTGCTTACGATATGTGAACTGTAAGCCCCTTTTGCCCCTTTTGCGGATAATCTAATCACTGATTTATCTTTAATGAAGTAACCCTTTGGAATGAATTCTGCTATTTTAGCAGTTCTTTCAGTGGTTAACACTTCATCTATTGTTGGAACAATTGAATCCGGAACTTTAATTGGTATTCCGGTTTTGGTTGTTTCCACTCCAATTTCCTTATCACCATCGAATGTTCTTACAGATACATCAAGAAATCCGGAAACACTATTAGTAATCCTATTGGCGTATTCAATAGGAACAGTAGTTTGAACACTTGTATCATGCCCTTTTCCAAGGTCTACCCAGTCACTTCCGTTAACTCTCCATTTAACTTGGTGACGGAAAGAAGATATCTTTTTATCAAGCGTGATAGTGATTGGCTTTCCAAGTTCTGCAGTAGATACTGAACTAACTGCACTTGAACGTGGAATATTAGATAATGTAACTGTTCCGCTAAACCAATTGATGTTTCCTTGGTCTGCAACATTCGTTAATCTAGCCCAAATAGTGATACTCTTGGTTCCATCTTCATTGTGCGGAATTGTCATTGTTCCCTGTCCAAAAGTAACCCAATCATTATTTCTTAAATCAAAGCTAACGTATTTGCTTAATACACGCTTATCGTTGATTTCAACTTCCGCTAATGATTCATTATTTAAATCATAAGCCCACGCGGTACCGCGTTCTAACCACAATTGCCATGAAATATCTGAAGTGTTGTTGGCAATGTTTCTGCTTGTTTCAATAACTTCAAGCACTAATTTTACATAACCGCTGCTTGTTGATTTCTCAATTCTAGCCATTGCCATTCACACTCCCTACGTAAGATATCGTTGTAAATTCGTTGTTAAATCGTTCAAAAATATGGTTTGCAATCGTTACGCTATTCCAGAATGTAGCACTTAAAATGTTAAGTTGTTGACCTGCAATGTAAGCAACAACGCGCCCACCATCAACAAATTCCATGCGATCATTTGAAATTCTGTTTTGCAGTTTTTCACCATTCTTACCAATCAAAAGCCCATCTTCTGAAATACTAAAGTAAGTTGACATTGTATTGATGAACACTTGCGATTGTTCCAAACTTAGTTCAATTGCTTTGGTTCTTGCCCCAAGGCCTTCAATTCTTTCTGCTACTTTCAAAAGTTCCTTGGTAGATGCTTCAAGGTTGCTAAATCTACCGGTTAAATCACGTAATGTATCTTCACCAATTTCGTTTCTATTGATGATTTCCATGATTTTAGTAAAATTGTTAGCTTGTTCCCTGTTACGTTCTTCAAATTCTTTTTGGAGCCTGTCTAGTTCCTTATCATCTTTCTTTAAGATTGGTTGCCATTCACCATTTGTAAAAATCTTTGGAACTTCTTTTTCTGAATTGCTTGTATCCGTCCATAAATCACCGCTAGATGGATTTTTAGGAGCGGTAGGGCCAATAGACTTATTAACAATAAAATCTTTAATCACAATGGAATCTTGAGCAATTACACGGTTGTTTTCCAACGCTTCACAAATGAATGTGGCTTCTTTGTTTACATCGTCAATTCCAATCACTAATTCATTAGATGCAGTTTCATGCTTTTTATTCCAATCAACATCCGTATCACCATACTTGCTAACACGTTTCCAACGATAGCTAAAACGATTAGTCATCGTGATATCCATCTTGCTAACATCGGCAATTAACTTAGTAGAAATATTACTATTTTGGAACACAACACCATCCGTTGAATGAATATTCATAATGAATGGAACTTCCGTAAAATCAAATAAGCGTTCTTTAACTAATGTGCTTAACTGTTTCACTTTTTCATTAATCGTATCTTCTTTTGATACAATGTTTGTAATTCTAATTTCACCGACTTCTTGAGTTGCTAGTGATTTTTTTATACTTGCTACTCTACCTTCAATAATTAGTGACGGTTCATAGTTATGATCTACAATAACCACTGTATCTCCAATGTTTACTTCTTCGGGAACAAAATTAATAGGAATATCATACGTAATCTCCGGATGGTTCCATTCTTTTAATTTTTTAACCGCTTCAATCATTAATGCTTGTGGTGTCTTTGCTTCACTTTCAAATCGCTTTACAATTCCACCGCCTGCCGGAGCATAACCTGCTCTTTTCCATTTACTAACTGCGTCATAATCAATAAGATATATAGAGTTCATTTCTGAAATTATATTGCCTTCGTGATATTCTGCGCCTTTTAATGTGATTCCATTTGCACCAGTTGCAACTATTGTAGTTGCAAGCTTTTCTATTGAAACAGTGCGTTTTACATCGGATGCTTCGCGCCCTACTTCTAAACGTACTTTTTTATCTTTTCCAATTTTCTTATGAATATGAATTAGCTTTTTAGATATTTTTCCATGAATAATTTCAAAATCATAAGAAATTTCAGCATTAAACCGTCCAACAAGTTGACGGAGCCTTTTTGTGGCAGTATCAGTTCCTTTCCACTCCAATTTTCGTGTAGTGGTAGATGGAATTTCATTAATTCCTATTTCCCATCCGGAATCAAATGTGAATTCTTCGATATAATGCGTAATTGGATAACTTTTATCGGCTTGATATGGTGGCACTTGTTCTCCAAGTAAATCTAATCCTGCATCTTCCGCGTAAATATTTTTTGAATCTTTATCTTCTTCAATTCTCATCACTTCAAAAGAACGCTTTTTGCTACCGTCTGTTACCATTAGATAACAACCAACAACAAGTTTTTCAATCTCTGAATTTCCTGTTTTATCCACAGTAAATTCATAAGTACCAATTCCAGTATCTAAATCTTGTTCAAAATAATCGTTATATGCAAACAGTCCACCAGCTAAATCAAAAGTTAACTGGCAGACTGTTTCATATTTTCTGTTTGTAACTGTAATCATAACCAACGCTCCCTATAAGTGGCTTCAATAACCGGAATTTGGTTATCATCTCCAAGAACTGCTATTTCAGTAGTTCCAACGTTGATAGCAAAAACTTGACTTGCAGCATTGATATATTTTCTGATGCCATTGATTGTTAGTTCATTCTTTGAACTATCAAAAACAACTACATCATTAGCATTGATGACCGGTTCGCCATTCTCATATCCATATTGAATAGCTTTCCCATTTGGATGCGTAAGCGATAGCATCTTATACGGTTTACCTGCAGTGAATTTATAAACCGGATAAACCGGTGCAGTACCTTCATTTTCAAACACTAACTTATTTGATACACGTTTTGCGATTTTCTCTTTTTTAGAATATGCAAATGGATCATAACAATGGATTTCAAATGAACCTTCTGAAGCTTTCCAATTGATAATGGAATAATCACTTCCACCGGCAATTACGCCTTTGAAATAAATATCCGTATTGTGTGCAAACTCAAATAAGCTTTCTTCCTGCGCAAACAGAACTTTTTGAATTGCTATTTTTGTTTGTTCGATTCTATCTCCTATAATAGTAAATTTAACTTTAATCACACGTTTCCCAAATGTTCTGCGTTGGAATCGTTCACCGTCCATCAAAGCATACTTTTTAGACTTAGAATTGATGTTAGGGGCAAACCCTAAATCAACATCATTTATAATCATTAAATTTCCAAGTTCTTGTCCATTTACTTTAAATGAAATCAATATCGTTCACCCCTTTTTCTTCTTTCCCGTCTATCTACTTTGTTTTGTTCATCGGTGATGTATGGTGTAATTGTCTTTCCAATTACTTTGCCATCTAAATCAACCGTTGTGTGAATCTCAATCACTTGTTTTTCTTCCGGTGAATCATATCTATAATTATCCGGAGTCCACGCTTTAATTTGTTGCGCTTGTTGTTTAGTTAACTGAACCCCACCGGCTACCGCTACATTACTTCCAATCTCAACATCATTGAACACTTGATTATCAAGATATTCATCAACAACATCATTGATTTCTTCTGCAATGCTTATTACTTGGCTTTTAACACCGCCAAATCCATTTTCTAAACCTTCTTGCAAACTGTTCATGATTGCCTTACCATGAGGAATTAACAATCGTCTATCATAGCTGATTGGCCCTTTATGTTCTGCAATCCAGTTAGCAACACCGCCAATAAAATCTGTTACCGCGCTCCATGCAGCTTTCAAACCACCAAGGAACCCATCAATAATGGCTTTACCTGCAGACCACAAATCAATTCCAGTGAAATTCTTAATGATATCACTGCCCATTTTTGCGATTTTTCCAAGTACTTCCGGAATCATTTGAGCAATACCGGAAATCAAGCTAGAAATGATTTTCACACCGGCTTCTAAAATTTGTGGAAGATTATTCCAAATGGTAGTTAATATATTTTCAACCATATTCGCAATAGTTGAAATTACTTGCGGAATTCTTTGCACAAGCCCATCAATTAAATTTCTAACCACTTCAAATCCTGCGGAAATATATTGTGGCGCATTTTCATAAATGGTAGTAAGTAATGATGTAATTAAATTCCATGCAGCATCTACAATTGCTGGCATTGATTGAATTAACCCATCCACTAATTGGAACACAAAATCAATTCCGGATTGGAAAATGGAAGGCCAATTTTCCATAAAAGCAGTAACTAAAAAATTCACTATATCACTTGCTAGATTTATCAAATCCGGAATAGCTTCCAAAGCGCTATTGTATAGATTTAAAATTAAATCCTTTCCAAGTTCTACTAATTCGGGAATAGAATCTAAAATGGAACCCAAGTTGCTTGCTAATGTTTCTTGCAACATCTCTAATCCAAATTCCACAATATCCGGAATACCTTTTACAATATTTCCAAGCATTGGTAGGAAGTTATCAAAGAAGAATGTTTGAGCAGTTTGAGCAAGTGCAGTTAGTGCCGGTTCCACATCTTCACCTAAAGCTAAATCTCCAAGCACGTTGCTTGCAGCAGCTTTCATAGCGTTAAATGAACCGGTGAATGTAGTGGATGCTTCTTTAGCGGTTGTTCCGGTAATGTCTAAGTTTTCTTGAATCGCGTGGATAGCTTGATACACATCATTTAAGTTGTTGATATCGTACTTAGTTCCGGTTAGTTTCTGTGCATCGTTTAATAAGCGTTGCATTTCTTCTTTAGTACCGCCATAACCTAGTTTTAAGTTATCAAGCATTGTATAGTTTTGTTTAGCAAATCCTTGATATGCAGTTTGAATACTTTCCATAGATGTACCCATCTTATTGGAGTTATCCGCCATATCAATCATTGCCATGTTTGCTACTTCAGCAGCCTTTGCAGTGTCACCGCCTAAAGACTGAAGCAAGCTTGCACTAAATCCGGTAACATTCTCCATATATGCATTAGCAGATAATCCAGTGGTTTTATAAGCTTCATCAGCATATTTGATTACCTGCGTTGCATTTTCTTTGAAAAGTGTTTCGATACCACCCATTGATTGTTGAAGTGATGCACCTTCATTAAGTGCGGCAGAAATACCGCTTTTAATAGCCGCTCCAATTCCTAATGCTGCTGCTATTTTTAATGCTGTACCTTTAAATCCACTCATGAAGCTAGTACCGGCTTGTTCACCGGCTTGGGGCATTCCAGTTCCTAATTCGGAAGAAATGGAACTTGAAATTCCTTTAGCGGATGGAACAATCTGAACATAAGCCGCTCCTAATTCTGTAGCCATTCATTATCCCCCTTTCTTCAATAGTTTTTTTCTTTCTTTCATAAAGTCCTTACCAGTAGCAAAAGAAGTAACATTGCTATTTTCTTTATTAGGTTGCGCATTGGTTAACATCGCAACGATAGATAATGGATAATTCTTTCCATCCATTCCATCTTTGGTTTGTTGCCAAACTAATGTGCTTAATCTGTCTACTGCACTGGCAAGTAACATAGTTTCAAATGATACTTCCATATCGTTCAATTTCATTTTGATTCTTGAATCATCTTTCAAACCAAAAGAAAAAACGGCTACCATTTTAAGTGGTAGCCGCCTATAATCGTAGATACTATAAGTTTCAGCAAGATCACAGATTAAGGCATCTTCATCAGTTGCTATCATTCTAGCAAGGACTAAGATTTTTTTAATTCTTTCTGCTTATTGAAGATTTCAAGAATAGTATCTGATACTGCTTTTTGAGATACTAAACCATCTTCACCGCGTAAATGATTAATGAATTTTCCTGCATCTTTACCAAAAAGAAGTTTAACTAATTTTGGAAGATTTAACACATTATCTTCTACCTGTGAAACAGTATCAAGAAAATCATAACTTTCTAAAAGTTTTTCTGAAATGCTATATTTGAAGCCTTTTGATGTTTCGCCTTTAATCATTTAATCCTTATCCTTTCTTTGCGATATATTCATAGTGTGAACCACCATCACCATCTAAAAATGCAGAAATGGTTACATCATATCCTACACCATCTTCATCATTGTAAGAAATTTCGCCCATTTCCGTTAATTTCGCTAATGGAACTACAATTCGTTTAAGAATTCCATCTTTCAAAATCATATCAATAACTAAAATTTGTGTTGCTGATTCTTCAGCTCCGGCTTTAATCTTAATTCCAGTTTCCAAAGTGCCAGTTACATTTTTATCACCGTACACAAATTTAAGAGTATCAACATTTAAAGCTTCAATTAATTCTAATTGGAATTTATCTGTTTTTTCTGTCTGTGTAGAATTAACAGTTGCACCGCCCCAAGCTTTCGTTTCTTTACTTGAAGCAGTGTTGTTATTTTTTAAGCCTTCGTCTGAAACAAAGCCTAGATTTTTAAAAGCTTCATTTAATTCTGTTGTTGCATCCGTTGGTAATGGTGTTTCTAGTGGTGCCACAAATACTGCTCCACCAATTTGCGGTTTTGCAGAAGTTACATTTTTAGCATCATTCTTTTTATATGCCATTTATATTCTCCCTTTCATAACTAATAATGTTTGATATCAAATACCGCTTGATATCGATAGCGTTTGTTTTCTGTGTCAGTGAATATATAATCGCTATTCAGCGATACACTCACAACATCATCTAATTCGATTAACTTTTCAACTGCGTTTTTCACATCTTCATTTAAAACTGCTGTTTTATATAATGTCTTCTCATAGCTTTGGAAAATGATTGTGGTGGAAATTAGATGATTATGTTTTCCACTTCCGGATTGTTCAATCAAAACAAATTTATCCGGCATTTTTGGTTGTTGCTCCATCACTACCGGACATTTCAATTCATTTAATAGAAAATTACGAACTGTTTCAATTATCATCATCTCACCGCCTTTAGCAACGTGTTATTTTTTTTATTATCTTTCTTAGCTTTTACAGTAGCAGCTTTAACAGTTGCATTGGCACGGTTTTTACCGGCAAATGTTGATACTTCGTATCCATCACCGGCCCTTTTTTGAATTTCTGTAGCACGTTGCAATAATAGTTGTTGCATAGCTTCTGAACGCAAAAATTCTCTAACACCTTGACGATTAAGTTTAAATTTAAACTTACTCATAGCGCTCCACCATCACTTTCTTATGCCACTGTGTAGGTACCATTGATTCAATACCTTCTATAACTGGGCCAAAGGTTCTGTACTTCTTTCCAAAAAAGTGTACTTCCTTATTTTCCCAATCATGCTCATCTCCTTTTGGAATTCCAAGCGTGTATGTAGATTTTTTTCCGTATAATTGTACTTGGTTTATTACATCGTCTGAAGATGTAGGACTAACCAAAACATTTTCAACCGGAATTTCTTTATCTTCATAAATTGGAGCATCAAATGGATCAATACCGGTTTTAACTTTATCAATTAAAACAACTGTCATTCCTTTAATTGCCATAAGGTTCAATCACTCCAATTCGTTGCTTGTTTAAGCCTAAGCGTTTGATTTCAGAATTCTTAATAAAGATGCCACCGCCCGGAACTAAAAATGAACCACTGACAGAATACCCCAACGCACTTTCACTAAATTGTGTCATTGGTTCTTGTTCAGTGGATGTCATCAACGTTCTTGCTACAACATCGATTACAACGGATTTAACAACATTTTCAAAGCTTGCTCTTTCTTGAACCATGTTATCCAAATCTTTATTGTATCGATATGCTTCTTCACGAAGCATATCAGATACAACATTAAGCAAAGCCTTAGCACGTTCCGTTTCAGTTGGTTGTAAATTTCTCCACAGTTGTTGCAAGTCATCGATAGTAGCAAATGAACTCACTATTCATCATCCTTTGCATTTTTCTTTGTGGTTTTAGTAGCTTTAGTAGTTTTCTTTTTTTCTTCTACTGGTTCCCATGAACCGGATAGCACGCTATCCGTTTCAATGATTACACCAGTTTTATTATCTCTATACTTCATAATGAATCACTACGCTTTAACGCGGGCAAACCCTTCACCATCAAGGATGCCCCATCCAATATAAACTTCTGAACGTAAGCAGATTTCATTGTAAGCTTTTAAATCACGTCCTGTTTGGTCTGGGTCACCGTATTGGATGATTTCTAATGGAACGCTATCTGCATAACCCCATTTGAATAGGTTTGCAAAGTCACCCACAATTACATGATCTGTTTCAGCAGTATGGCTTCCACTAGCAAGTGTTAAATTCTTAGTCATACCAGTGTCCATTCCATAGAATGAGTTTGGATTTTGTCCAAAGCGGAATTCCGGATATTCAGTTACTCCATTTACCTTGATTTTAGATAATGCTTGTCCTGCAGTAGGAGATAATGCAATACCTGTTACTTCTCCACCTTTAGCAACGATTTGTTGCACTGCTGCATCGATATTATCATCAATATGTTCTGCATCGTAAGTGACAGTATTTGTCTTAACTAATCCATCAAATGAATTTTTATCACGGAATGTAGCATCAGTTAATGATTTTGGTTCTACTCCGTGGAAAGCTGCAATATCGAACGCTTCCGCAATCTTTTTGGCAAATCCTTCAGAGAATTTATCTAAGAATTCTAATTGTTTTTGTTCTGAAGCTTTTAAAAATTCTTCTGAAATACGTGCTTGATAAACAAATTTTTGTGGTGTAATAACTTTAGGTTCAATCTTAGCTTCGCCTGCTTCTTTTTTACTACCTTCTCCAACAATTTGTGCATTTCCTTCTAGGTTAAATACCATTTGTGTTGTTCCAGTAAATGGAATAGGTTGTTGAGCAGATAAAGCAGCTAATACTGATTTACCTTGTACTTTTGAAAATAATTCTTTTACTAATTCTGGTGTAAATGATGTTGATGCTTTTAGTGTTGTCATATTATGTTATCCTTCTTTCTTTTTAATTGTTTAAATCTTTTAACATACTTCTCATAGATACTGTGCGTTCATCTCCAACAACTGGTTCTGTATCTTTCATAGGAGCAACGATTGTTTGTGGTTTAATTAATGCAGATAATCTTACTGCGTCTGCTTGCAAGCTTTCTTCATCGTCACCTTGAAGTCGTTCTGCTAAGTCGTATGGAATACCATTGCGCACTGCAATCTGTGTTCTAAGCTGCGTTTTCTTAAAGCTATCATTGATTTTTTGTAATTCAGCCAATTCAGAGTCTTTAGCGCTAATAACTCCATCTTTTTCTTGTAATAATTGACTATTACCATCAATTGCATTAAGCAAATCAGCTTTTTCTTTTTCCAATTCCTTCACACGTTCCGTTAAACTCTCATAATCGGCGTATTTCTCACGCTCGCGCTTGATACGTTCACCAATAATTCGATCTAATTCTTCCTGCGTTTCAATTGTTTTAAATGACATATAAATGTCTCCTTTCCCGCGTTTACCTGCGCGTACAGTAATTTTTTTATTAAAAAAAGCCACTATATAAATAGTGACTTTTAGTTTAATAACTAATCTTTTGTTTTTTCTTAGGCTTAGTAGTTGCGCAAGCCCAATGCGCTAGCAAAGTACTATCCATTAAGCAAATATCTACATCATCAAAGTGTGAACGGTAGCCAAAGCCACCATTTGAACCGATATTCCGCTTATCACAGTTAGTTACAACTTTAGTAAGTGATGGTTGCCCTGCATGGCAGATTGTCTTTTGGAAAATCCCTTGTTCCCACAATGCATTTGCAACAATCACTTCTTTAACCGTTGGAAGTACCACATTTTTAATTTTGAAATCTCTTAATTCATCATCAAGTACTTTTTGACCGGATGCACCATCAATAACGATTTGTGCAACCTTAGTTTTTTTCAAGAAATTAACAATCCATCCATTCCCGTTCCGGACTGATTGACAATCCACCACTTCCGTGAAGATATCCCCATTATCCGTCTTAACCGCTACGCTAAGAGCAACATTGGTCCCATCTTGACCGTATTTAATACCGACAAATAACGGACCTTTAAATACTGGTATTTCATCAACTTTTAATGCGTTCCAATCTGTTTCAGAAATAGCGGATTTTTGATTATATACCGGCCAATATCCTAAACGTTGAATGTTATGGTCTAGTTTATCCGGCCCCAATTCAGCTTCAATCTTACGTTCATCCAAATGGTAGCCCATTGACGGGTTAGAATGATACCATGCATCCACATCCCTAATTTCTTTTTCACTGTCAACCGACCATTCCGCCCAACCGGAATATTTCAGTTCACCAAATAAACACTTTTCACGATATTTAGTGAATACTGTTCCGCTTGATACTGGTGTAGGCGGTGTTCCACACATCACAGTTAATGGATTACTGCTATCTGTAACCGTGTATTTCAATGCGGATTCTTGTTCCGTTGTATATTCTTGGGCTTCATCGATAATCATTAAATCAAATCCTTCACCCAAACCACCGGATTTAGTCCTTGTTCTAAATTGCAGCACTCCTCCGGATTTATATAATTCAATTCGTTCTTGACCTTTAGCACGGATTGAATTGAAATCTTGTTTATCAACATATCCCATCTTTTCTAAGTAGCGTTTTACTTTTTCAAAAGATGAATGAGATGTACTAATCAAATGTGCAGTGTGCAACATATTCAAACCTTTTTCAAGGCCCCACAATTCCAACATATATAAAATTTCTGATTTTCCGTTCCGTCGTGGAATAGAATAACCAAATTTCTGATGAACCCATAGCCCTTTCTTATCTGTAGCCATAATTGATTCAAGTAATTTTTGCTGCCATGTATAACTAGAAAGGCCGGTTTTCTCATATATTTCTATTGCTTCTTTGAATAATGAGCGCTTCTTAACGTAAGGAAGAACAACCGCTTGCGTTGGAAGTTGATTTCCAAATTTCTTTCTAGTACGTGCCATTCAATTCCCCCTTTAAAAATTTTCCCATTTTTTAGTGTGACTGTTTTGGCGCTTTCCGTAATTTTTTGAACCTTTTGCCGGAAAGTATTCAACCACACAATCACAATTTTTGTGCCTTCTATACAAATCTTGCGGAACGTTTGGATAAGTGTAAGTTCCTGCTATCGCATCGCACCATTCACAACAATTACCAGTTGTTGTTCTAATAATCTTTGCGGACAAACCTGCCTTATATTGAAATTCAGCATTAGCTTTGATGAATTTATCAACAACGTTATTACTAAAGTTTACAACCGGTTCATCAAGCATCCATGCAACATCATCAAAATTTTCTTCATAAGATAATCTGTTAATCATCCCATCAATACGATTTTGATTAATTTTTGGTTTAATAGATTTCAAAAAGATATCCGCTTTTTGATTTAAGATAGTTTGAACTCTATCAGAATAGGAACTAACCATATTATGATTAGTTCCTAAGATATCGTTTAATATTCTTTCTGCTATGTTGTAATGCATTTTCCCTTCCGGAAGTACTGCACTACTAATATTTTCTTTAAGTGATTTTGCTATAAGCTTTCCTAAAATCGTTGAAAACTCATGAGCATCTATAAATGTTGCTTTCCCATTTTGTAATAACAATAGTAACCGTTCTAATTCCGCGTTACTTTCAGCAGCCTTAAAAAAATCTTCCTTAATCTTATCCAGTAGTTCCGGAACGATATCATTTTCCATCTACATTCGCCCCTTTAATACCCGTTAAATCACGTACAGTATCTGCAGTAATGTAACCCGGCAATGCTTGATTCAACTTAATTGCGCCATCACCAATCATTGTTAATGTGCTTGCATCAGCTTCAAACATTGGTTCCCATTTTAAAGAAGTGTTGCTAAATTCTTTTCTCATTAATCGATAATTATTTTTTAAGCAAACTGCAACATAAGCCACATTTAATAATCCGGAACCAATTGAGCGTTGTGCTGCCTTTCCTGCCAATCTTAGGTTTTCATGGCTTGCTTTGATAGCTTCCACACTTGATGGATTATCTGAACCAAAGCCCAAATCTTCAGAAGTCAATCCACATTCACCGGCAAACCCACAGACCGCCATTTTTAATTGTTCAACAAATGGAGTCATGCTTGCTGATGTAAATTGTCCTACTTTTGGAACATCCCCATCATCGTCTTTAGTAAACGATAGCATACTTGAAATTGTTGCTTTCCATTTATCCATTGGTTCCGCTTCTTGACTCAAACCAACAACGTATTTTTGTGGGAATGAATAAAATTCAGCGGTAATCTCTGCACGTTCAATTGTTCTTTGTGCCATCTTTTGATATCCAATTCCGGAACGTGTAATTCTTGAACGACCAAACGGGCGTGATGCATCCGGCCTGTGAATTACCGGTACTAATAGCGGAATTCCTGTTGGATTTTCAATTGAATACGGTTCACCACCTTTTGGATAGAACACTGTTTCAAACTCTGTAAAGTATGCTTCTAGTGTTGGATTATTATAATCATCACGTTTAAGAACTGCATATCCTTCAGTTAATAGATTAGTAATTGGATCTATAACACCAGTTGCGTTGCTTGCTTCGATTACTTGTAATCGTGGATTTCCAAATTCATCTTTTGAAATGTAGACAAAGCAGCAAGCACCGATTAGAGTTGACAAAATCACAGAATCAAAGAAGATATCCGGATTGTTGTATTTAAAAATTTCATTAGCGTTGAAATTGTCATTTTCAAACTCTCTAACAATCAATCTATCCGCTAGACTATCAACAGACTTGGCAGACCACCCAAGAACACATTTATACAAATCTCTAATATTTGCCGGCATAGTGATACTAGCGGATGAATCGTTGTTTTTCATTGAATAATAATCATAAAGCGTGGTTACATTTCTTCTAAATGTATCAAGCTTACGTTTTAAATATGGTTTTCCTTTATATTCCATTTTCAATCTCCTTTTTTAACTTTTCGCGCGAGAAAATACGTACAGTGACTGCGTGAAGGTCGCAAAGCATCAAGGGTAGGTCACCCCACCCCCTTCAATCACTGAACTTGTAATTTTGCCAATCTACAGTCTGGGGTAAATTTCTATTTCCAATAACTGTTTTTGGTGCGCTTGCTTTATTAAATAATTTGTCTGACTTTTGACGGTTGCATGTCCAGTGTGCTAACTGTAAGTTTGTGATGTCGCTAGGATGTCCGCCTTTGTTAATAGGTATGATATGGTCTATAACTGGGGACATCGGATGCGGATGTTTTAGTTTCATGTCAACTGGTTTTCCACAAATCCCACACACGTTTTGTGTTTTGAATATCTTCTTTTTATTCTTGTCAAATGCAACACGGTGGGGGCCAATTCTATCCGGTCGTGCCATTTTATTTCTCCTTATGGGGGTACTTTTATTTTTAAGGTAGGGGGGTATTTTTTAATTTACCCTATTTTTTATTTGTTTTTATTGTCATATCAACGTTTTTTAATTGTTCTTTGAATATCTCTGAATTTATCATATCTTATATTCTGTTAAATTCGTTTATATCTTTAATTTATTGATATATCAACATTCTTTAAACTTTCTCTTTTTGAATTTACAAATTCTCAATATGTTAAATTAAAGGTTAAAATCATCCATTGTTCTGTCTTGTTGGTCTTGCTGAATTCCAATATATCTAAGTGTTATATCCGGACTAGCATGATTGAATAACACCATCAACATCCCAACATCCTTATTTCTTTTATAGTGATGATAACCAAATGTTTTTCTCATCGTATGAGTTCCAACGTTATCAATTCCAATATCTTCAGCGGCTGCTTTTAAAATGTAATAAGCAGCTTCCCTTGTGATGTGTCTGTTCTTTCCTTTCCGGCTTTTGAATAGGTAATCTTGTGGATTCATTTCCTTTACATATTCTTGTACTTCTTTTCTTAGATATCTATTCATCTTTCTTTTTAAGATTTTCCCAGTTTTCATCTCTCTTGTTTGGATGTAATTACCTTGAACATCCTTTACTTTTAATTTGATAATGTCACTAATTCTTAATCCTAAGTTAATCCCAAAAACAAAAAGCATGTAATTGCGTTCGTTCCATTCTTTTAAGTAATCTTTCATTGCTTGGATATCATCGGGATCACGTATAGGCTCAACAAAGTTCATGCTTTTACTCCTTTCTAATACAAAACAATTAAGAGCGCACAATTTACTTGTACGCTCTCAACAGTTAAGATTGGGTATTTTATTTGGGAATTACCGCTGACGGAATCGAACCGTCATACAACCACTGCGGCACTGTTAAGAATCGTCTACATTCTCAACGTATATACACCTTTTTCAAGACTGGCTCCGGAATCATGTTTCCGCATGTTTTCCTTTTATTTACACTTTCTTACAATACATATTTTAATATATATCCCTTTTGTATTTCTACAAACTTTTTTTAGTAAATTCTACATTTTTTTAATCGTAAACATCCACACCAAGCGCATAAGCTAATTGCGTGATGCCTTCCATTCTTAAATCACGTATTGTGAATTCACTGTAATTCAATTCATTTCCAATCTTTACATCACTTTGTTCCAAAATCAATGATTTGTAAATCACTATCCGGTTAGTAGCCGGAATACTATTTAATGCAGTGTTTACACGGTCTACATAATCTTTGAACTTCTTTCCAACTGTATCAGCATACAATGCAGCATCTTCAGTTGATGAATGAAATTGATTAGTAAAGCTTGGCGGTACGATTGTATAATGTGGCGTGATGCTTGGCATACTTTTCAAGTATAGTTTATTTAAAGCGTTCTTGTATCTGCTTATTACTTTCATCACTGCTTGTTTGGTTTTGATGTAGTTTAGTTCTGGATAATCAAACAAATCTATACTCTCCAAGTATTCACACCTTCTTCCCTTAGAACGGTAAATCGTCATCGTTAACTTCTCCAAATTGAACTGGTTCTATATTTCCAATTGGCGCTTGTTGTCTACCTTCTGTTACTGCTTTGGATTCTAGTAATGAAAAGTTTTCTACTAGCACTTCTGTAACATATACTTTTTGCCCTTCTTTATTCTCATAACTTCTTGATTGTAATCTTCCTTCAACTCCAATCAATGAACCTTTTTTAGTGAAATTAGATAGGTTAACTGCTGGCTTTCTCCAAATTACACAATTAATGTAATCCGTTTCCTTTTCTCCACTTTCTTTTTTATAGTTCCTGTCAATTGCTAATGAGAATGAACCAAAAGCAGTTCCGTTTTGTGTATATCTTAAATCTACTGGTCTAGTTAATCTTCCTACTAAACATATATTGTTAATCATATTTATTCCCCTTTGCTAAGGCTTCCAATCTGTCCAGATTGTAACCTGCCCATGCATTATCAAAATTATCATCAATTACTACTACTGGCATGCTTTTAAATCCGTATAATTTTATTTTTTCTAATACCCCTGCAGCTTCAAAAACATCAACTGTTTCAAATTTAATTTTATGCTGATCTAAATACATCTTAGTCATCTCACATTGCATGCAAAATGGTTTACTGTATACTGTTACTTTCAAATTACTCATCCTTTGCTAATCCAATTAGTTTATCATTCTTAAAAGTGGCGCTCATTCTTTTACCTGTTTCTTCATCCAAATATGTGAACCAAGTGCTATTATCGTATCTATCAAAATTTTGAACTTCTTTAAATTCAAATGCTTTTCCATTTTCTAAAAATAATAATATTTTCATGTTACCCCCGCATTTTTTCTGCTGCTTGCAAAATTAACTGTGCTACTGCTGATAAGAATAGCAAGATTAAGAAAATCATAATTGAACCTGTTAACGGTGCTGCAACCACAATCCATTTCAACGGAACACCCATTAACTTCAAAATCAATAAAATCAAGCTTAAACTTACTACTGCTACAAAACCTAATGAACAACCGCTATATTGTTTTTTCTCCATGTTTATTCTCCTTCCGTCTATACAAAGTAGATGGCACTGCGTTTGTGTTTCGTGAACTCAAACAACATTTGTCCGGATTCGCTAATATCATATCCATAAGTACTATCATAGCTAGATGGCTTGCTTGGGCTTTGCAATTGGTACCATGTAAGCCCTGCAAAGGATAGTGATTTTTCATGGTGGAAATGCCCTGTAATTAAATACCGTGATTGGCTTTCTCCCCACTCTTTGCTAAATTTAGCAGTAATCACTTGATGTAACTTTTCCGGATTTTTAATCTTATCTCCATGATGTAAAAAGATTGAATGTGGCCCCAGTCTAGCATGTTTATATTCATCAAATTTCAAATCAAATTTGATTTGTGTGTATAGCTTTTGTAATGCTTTTACAAATACAAAATCTGTTGAAGGTGCGTGATTACCTTTTAAATAAACCAATGTTACCTTTCTGCTATTCTCTAGTGCTAAATCTAGCAATGGTAGGATGAAATTAAATCCATCTTCAATGCTTGCATCGAAATCCACTTCATCAATCCGTGTGCCTTTTTCAGTGGTATTCAACAGATTATCCACATGGAAATAATCACCGTGCAATGTGATTAGAATTTCTTCATATCTGTTCAATATTCTGTCTGCAATTTCACGTTGTAATGAAGCATAGTCATATTTAGAGTTCAATCCGAAGTGCATATCTGATAATGGAATCAATAGATATTCTTCCGGTATTTCTTCACACGATAACTCTATTTTTCGTGGCTTTAACTTGCTTAGTACTCTTTCAATATCTTCTGCAGTGATTTCCGGTTCTTTTCTAACCGCTACAATTTTTGATTGGTAATTGTAGTAAGTTGAGCCGGCAATAGGTGTAGTCCATTCGTTAGATGTGATAGATTTTAATTTAAAAATCTTTGGATCAAACCCGTGTAACCTTAGAAGTTCTTCATCCGTGAATACTTTCTTATTCTTTCTTCCAATCTTGATTTCTGAACCAATTGAGCCATCCGATTTGATATCCTTTTTTTGATATTTAGTTTCATTTTCTTTATTACCGGAATGTGCTTGTTGAATTTCCATATATCTTGGATGCCTTCTACATCTATTCCGGATTCTATCAATTGCTTGTGAATCGTTAAAACCCATCTTTTGTGCAACTGCCGGCCATGAGTATCCTTCAAGTTTTAAATCAATAGCCTTATCTACATCAATTTCCGTCATCTAGTCACACTCACAATCAATAAATAGTTTTTTTATTTCATCACCAAACAATTCGATAGCACGTTTGGCGTCTTGTTCATTTTTGAAGTATCCGAAAAGGTTGAATTTCTCACAAATATTAATATAGTCGATAGAAATGATATCGAATTTTTGAGAATAATATAAAAAGTATTTTTTATCTTGCTTTTTCCAATCAGCCTTCCAATCTCCATTGCACTCATCACGAAACGCTCTGAATCGTGTAAGTAGGTTTCTGCGTTTTGCTTCTCGTTGTGCTGCTTGTTGGGTTGGAAATGCGTTTCCGGCTTCAAATCTTTCTTCATCATCTCCTATAAACCACCAAGATTCTTTATAAACATACCCATCATCACATAAACTCCAATACTCATCACCTTCTTTATACGGGCATTTCATTTCCCATACTTTTTCTTTTTCTAGTGTGTCCATTACTCATCCTCCCTATCTATTAATGTAGTAACCGGTAATTGCATCTAACATAAAACATCCTTCATGTACTTCTTCTGAATCTCTAAAACGCCAAGCGTCACTTTCTCCTACATAAGTAAATTTAAGGTATTTTCCATATTCAATACCGTATTTCCTTATACCGTAGAAAATCAATTTCTTTTCATTTTTAAAAAATAAAGTTAGTGTCATTTAATATCCCCTTCTTCAATCAACCAATCAATATTTTTTCTAGCTTTCTTTAAATCTTCCAAACCGTTTTTTTCTGCATATCGTAATAAATATTCAACAGCGCTACACCACCGATGTGCTTCCATACCGCTTTTGTTTTTAACAAAGTTTTCAAGAACTTCTTTAACTTCTAATCCTTTACTTCCAACATAGTGACTTGGTTTATTTACTGATTCTTTAATTCGTGCATTTTCTTTTAAATCCATCTTTATACCAACTTCAATTCTCTTTTGATTAATTGGATCATTTAAATTCATGCCATCTTAACTCCTTCAAAATATGCTTTTAAATTGTCTGTAATCTTCTTTCTAGTGTTTGGAAATAATTTGTATGGATTTCTAAGAAACGTATTCAACGTGCTAACCTTTACTTTTAAAATATCTTTCTGCATGTGGTAGAAGTTGTTAGATGATGTTCCAATCATCTTTTCAATTTCATCTCGTGCCATTAACAATTGAACGTTATAATCGTTAACTTCCACAAACATTAAACTTGCATCCGGTTTGATTGGCTCAAACGGTTTGGGTGCTGCTTGAATTAATGTGACTGTTCCTAACACGTTATTTTTATGTTTAAACTCAAATGCTTTTTCATACGTTATAAATTCCATCGCTTGATGTTGATTTTTACAAAATTCCAAAGTTATCTTTGGATGCTTTTTATCTAAGTAACCTTCCATGGATAAATAAAAACTAAACCCTGTAAAGTACATCCCGTTATGCTTAATTACAAATACCATTTGATTTCCCCTTTTACTCAATCTTAACCAAAGTTTTTATTGTATTCTTCTTCAGTCATTTTTCCTGTAATCAATTTTCTTTTACTGCTTAAATAAGCTTCTTTATCACCAGTTGTTTTTAATTCAGAAATGGCTTTAATTATCCATGAATAGTATTCCGGATTTTCTTTATAAACCCTTAATTCTTTTTCCATCAAAGTTTCCACCAATCAACACCCCTTTGTTCTCGTTCTTCATTCTGTAGTTTTACAAACCAATCCGGCAGTGGTTCAACATAGCCTTTAGCTTTTGTTGGATAACTTGAAAAATTAGTTTTTGGATTAGAATCTATTTTGTATTCGTCATTCCAACACTCTTGACTAAACCATGTTCCACCTTGCTTGATATATTTAGTTTCAGTCTGATTAGCTTTCACATATTCGATGTATGATTTTAAGCCATTCTGAATTGTAGTGTGTTCAACTCCTTTTTTAATAGCTTTTGAATAAGCCTTAAATGCATCGTTCTTTCTTTCTTTCCTTGGATAAATATCCCACAAAGCATTGAATTGATTTTCTAGCAATTTGGCGGATATATTATTATTAGATTTACTTTCCTTTAATTTACTTTCCTTTTCTTTATTTAATGTTCCACTATTTTGCCAACCGTTTGGCAACTGTTCCGCAACTTCTTTGTCAACTGCTTGACTGCTATCTTGTAAACTAACTTGTAAACTAGGTTGTAAACTATCGTTATATAAAAGATTAATTTTGTAAGCAGTTGCTTTTGTTCCGTTGGATTTGTATTCAATAAAACCCAATTGCTTTAAAGTGTTTCTTGCTTTATCAATCCCTTGTCGTGATAATCCTGTGAACAATTCCAAGCGCAAATTAGCTACTGTAAACCATTCTTGCTTTCCGCAATCATTATGGACATTTAATAATGCATGCCATAAAATGAATTGCCCTGCAGACAATGGATTTGACATTTGACGCTGATTGAACGCTAAAATTTGTTTCAATAGATTCATCCAAGCAACCCCTTTCTATAAAATTCCCAACGTTTCATTTTTTTGTATTTTTATGGTATAATTTATTTAAATCTTGAGTGTGGTGGCTATTTTTAGTCACCACTTTTTATTTTTCTAATAATTCCACTGCAGTATTGAAAGCAGCTTCTAATGTTTTGTGTGTACTTCTGCTTGAATACTTACTTCCTTTAACTTTTACTGATAGGAAATATCTTCCGTTCATTAATTTCACTGAACCAACAATTTCACTATTCTGTAGCACATCAAATTCAGTATCATCAAACATATTTTCAATTAGACTTAACATAAAATGGATCATTCTTTCTAATGTATTCTAAACGGTTGTAATTTTGGTTTGCTGCGCCTACCCATAGATGCATGAACGCTATTACACCAATAAGTGCTAATCCTAAATAGCTAAGAAATTTTAAATACTTTTTTATAAAGTTCTTTCTAAACTTTTTCCAATATGTTTTTCTTTTTAGTTTATTAGTACGTTCTATTTCAACGCGTGTCACTATCGTTTCCCCCTTTTTCGTTCATCCCATAGTTTTTGGATAATCTCTAAACTATCTGTTTTGTATTTGTATGGCCTTGTATCTGTTTTTCGAGAAGCTACAACCATTGGATGATTTCTAACTTCTGATTTATCCCAATTACTTTTTGAAGTTCCGATTGCATTACACAATTCAGTTGTGGTTAACCATCGTTTGTTATTCGTTGTATCTACAAATGGTTTAATAATTTCAACAAACTTTTCCGGATTTCTTTTAACCACTTCTAAAAATATTGGTTCATAATAATCCAATGTTGCTTGTTCCATTTCTTATATCACCCCTTTAGTAAGTATCTTATAGGACACTTAGTCATTAAAAAAAATTTCCATTAGGTCATCTTGTGTTAATCCCAACACCTTTTGACATGCAATGATTTCTTCACGTCTAAAAGAAACTGCACCCGTCATTCGCTTATGGTACACTGTTTTACTAAAATTCCCATGAACATTTTCATTCATTTTCTCAATAAATTCTTCAATCTTCATCCCCTTTGCGTAAATTTTAGATTTTAACAAATTGTAATTCATACATTCACCCCTTTTCTTCTGTGTCATTTAGGACACCTTTATATTAGCACATAAAAAAAATGATTGCAACAGTTTTTTTGTCTTTTTTGACACTTTTTTTATTTTTTTACCTTTTTTTGTTGTTCTTAGGACACAAACAGAGTATAATAATATGCAAGAAAGGGGCGGTTGAAATGCTTGATTTAAAGGCTCAAAGAGAATCATTAAAGTTAACATTGGAAGATGTTGGCAATTATGTTGGAGTTGGCAAAAGTACTGTACGCAAATGGGAAAACGGTATGATTAACAATATGGGTAGAGATAAGATTAAAAAATATGCAACAATTTTACAAATTAGCCCTTTGGCTTTAATCGGTGAAGTAGAAACATCAATTCCGGATTGGGCAGATAAACAAGATGAAATAGATATTGAAAAAGCACTTAAATTAAATACCACTACTATATCTTATGATGGTATTCAATTGACCGAAGATGAAAAAGAAAAGGTAGATGCAATTATTAGGAGCGTTCTATGGGATAAATTAAAAGACAAAAAGGAAGGATAATTATTGGATATCGCTGCATTAGTAGAAAATCATAAAACCGCTAATCCATTCACGATAGCGGATAACTTAAACATTAGTTATATATTTGTGGATTTTCCTGCTAGATTAAAAGGGAGAATTATTGTTACACACGATGGGGAGCCTATTATTTTATTAAATAATTCTTTGAAAAATTCAAAAGAAAAATATTTAGTTATGGCTCATGAATTAAAACACGCTATGGATCATTCAGATTTAATTGGTTACTATTCTTTATGTTACGGTGGAAAAGGTAAATTAGAATTAGAAGCTAATAAATTTGCAACTGATTTAATGATATTACTTTATCAAGAACAATATCAAATCATTCCGGACACATTCGATAAGTTAATTTCAGTTTATGGTGTTAAGGAAGAAATGAGAGAATATTATTAAAAGGGGCTGTATTATGTTTAATTGGTTAAAACCTAAAACTGAAATGTATATTGAACAATTAGCAAGTTTTGATTATTCACAATTAGAATTAGAATATGCTTATAAAAAATCCGGTGGGAAAAACAATATTATTATTTCCGAAAAAGAAATGGTTAAATTGGTATTTGAAAATAATAATCCACATGATTCCAACGCTGTAGCAGTTTATGCTTATAACTTGAAGATTGGATACATCCCTTCATGCGATGCACGTATGGTTAGAAGGATGATTAATCCAATAGTTAGCTTAAGATTGTACTACTATAATGAAAAATATAGAGCAGAAATAACTATAGAATATAATGGCTTAAAAAAAGAGAAAAAATAAAAATCTAGATTTACAATCAATCAACTAACAAAGGGAGTGTTATTGATGAAATTTGGTATTAGAAAACCTAGTTTAAAGAAAATGATTAAAGCTAGAACAACTTCAAAATGGAAAAGACAAATAAAGAAAGCTATTATACCGGGATATGGTAAGAAAGGAATTGGCCTTTTTAGAAGCCCAAAGAAGGCTATTTATAACAAAGTATATAAGAAAATATCATTTGATTTGTTTAAAATTTTGGGCTTAAAAAAGTGATGGTTTAAGTTGTAAGGGGTGATTTAATTGGCTAGTATATATAAGCGCGGAAAGACTTGGGCTTATAAGGTTTACTACTACGATAACGGAAAGCAAAAAGCAGTTTCAAAGAGTGGGTTTAAAACCAAAGCTGAAGCCAAAGATGCATCCATAATAAGAGAAAATGAAATGCTGCAAGGGAAAAACTTTTCTAAAGAAAGAACGTTCCTAGCGGACTATATGGAAAATTGGAGAAAGCTATATAAAGATAATGTTGTATCTTTAAAAACCTTGCAACAAATCCGGATAGTTACTAACTATGTTAGAAAACACTATAATTTAATGCTTAAAGATATAACGCATGAAAATTATCAAGAATTTTTAAATATAGTTGCGGAAACACACGCAAAAGAAACTGTAAAGAAGTACCATACCTATGTTAAGGCAGCGTTGAAGTATGCAGTAAGAACAAATGTATTAACTATAAACCCTGCTGAAGGTGCCATTTTAAAAGGTATTGATTCTAAGACAAAGAAGGAAGAATTGAAATTCCTAAGTTTAGATGAATTCCAATCGTTAGAAGAATCTCTAATTAAAGATATTAGAAGTGATTATACAACACGTTACATAATATTGTTTAGCATGTATACCGGAGCGCGATTTGGAGAATGTCTTGGATTAACTTGGGATTGTGTAGATTTTGAAAATGAAAAAATAAGAATAGAAAAAGGATTTGATTATCACTTTACAAATGATTTTACTGAAGGAAAAACAAAAAGCAGTAAGCGAACAATTGATGTTTCAAAAAAGTTGCTAAATTGGTTGAAAGAACTTCCGCAAGATCATTCATTTGTATTTGAAAGAGTTAGCAACAATGCAGTTAACAAATCTTTACAAAAAGCACTAATGAGAGCAAAAATTAAAAAGCAAGTTACATTCCATGCATTAAGACATACTCATGCAAGCATATTACTTTCCAAAGGGGTTCAATTGCTCACTGTTAGTAAACGGTTAGGACATGCAGACCCTAACATAACATTACAAACCTATGCGCATGTATTAGATGAAATGAAGGATTCTGAATCAGATAAAATCAAACAAATATTTTAAACACGGAACAAACGCGGAACAAAACCTTTAGAAATGTTGATATATAAATAGTTTCCACTACCCTCGGCTCCATTATTTTATGTTTCATAGCATTTCATAGCGTTTCAAAACGTTGTAAAATCAACATTTTAAATACCTTGTATTTCATCACATTTCCAATTTCACGGAACAAATACGGAACAAATAAAAAAGCCTATCCCAAATGAGATAGGCTTTTTTGCTATTTCTTTTCTTCTTTTTGAGTGGTGATTAATCCATCCGGTTCAACTGTGAATTCCGGTTTTTCGTCTAGCGTTCCATCTTCTTTTACATAGTACCATCCATTAGCACCTTTAACAAATGCATTAGATTCCATAAATCCGTTATTTGTGTTGAGATAGTACCACTTATCATAGTATTTAACCCAGCCAATAGCCATTGACCCATCTTCTTTGA